CGATCAGCTCCGCGCTGGCCGCTCCCACCCCGAGGACTTCTCCGATGATTCTCGGTCACCGTCCCGCTCCCGCACGCCCTCTCGTTCCCGCACGCCGTCGCGCGAGCGCGATAGTAAACGTCCAGAGCACGAAGCGCGCCCGGAACGGCCTCTCCGTCACAAGGAGTTTCACGAAAGTGGCTCCCCACGGATGCCTCCCGGTCGCGTCAAGCGCGCCTCTGCCCCGGAGAAGCGTTGGCAGCCTCGCCGCTGCTTTTACGGGATGACGTGTGCCGATCGCTCATGTGCAGGTGATCACACGTGGGCCAATGTCAAGTGCAAGTTCGACCTTGAGTGTCGTCGCAACAAGCACGGACAATGCCCTCGACTGCACACCGGATCTGTCGAAGCGAAGGACAAGAAGGACGCAGCAGCGCTTGCACCACCCGTTGCTCTCGCCCGCTCCCTCAGTTCGTTACCGCGTACCGTCGCACAGAGCCTTCTCGCTAGAGCAAGGCCTTTTGAGCCGCTTCTCCGCCGTGCGGGTGGCAATCAGCAGTTCACCCCCGCCATTGTCTTCGCCGATAGTTACTCGACTGCTGCTGAGTTTTCATTTCTCACTGCAGACGTTGATATTCGCGAAGCTCCAATGTACGACGGCCCCCGCCAAACAGACCGCCTCTTCCCCAACGCATATGTCGCGGAGGAATGCAACGACGTTATTGTGGCCACCCTTGCCACCAAACCTGCAGTTGCCCCTATGGGCCTATTGGGCAAGTCGCAGTACGTTCCGCATACCGCGGGCCTATGGGTCTATACCACGAACGGCGCCTGTAACGGCACGGTCGTGACTACTCCCAATGGTCCCGCCCTCGTCACCGTCGAACATATTTTCTTTTCTGGGGTCCCCAAGAGCACCCGTGTCACTCTCGGCACGGCCTGTTATTGCGGGTTCGCAAAGGAGGCCAAAGTTATTCACTTCCCCATCGACAAAGAGAAAGCTGTTCGCATCGGCCGCGACTTGCTCGCCTTCAGCATTCCATCAAACGCTTGGCTGGCGATGAAAACCGCCGGATGCCGTCCTCTTTCGCTTTCGCGCCGCACAGCTGCGGAGGCGGTGGAGGTGTACGTGCAGGCTTACACCGGTGCCGACGACGTGGGCTTCGCCCACAAGCTCGCCATCTCGTGTGGTCGCGCCCGCGGCGACTACATGACGTGCGCTTCAAAGGACGGTGACTGCGGTTCTGCCCTCGTGGATAAGACCGGCGTAGTAGTTGGCTTCATTAATGGTGGCGTCGACGGCGTCGGTCCAAAGATCAACCTTTGTATCGGCATCACGCCCGTCATTGTCTCCAAGCTCGAGACCGCTTTCGCCCCAGCCCCAAAAGGCTCGGCGCCCCTGAAGCCGGTGGACAGCGCCAAACCGCAAGCCTCCGTTCCATCTGCGATCTCTACCCCCCCGGCGTCGGTAGCATCTATCGGACCGGACCAGAAGGCACCTCCACCCACGGAGCTGCCAACTTCGAGCCCTATATGCGCTTCGAAGGACGCGTCCGCCGTTGCATGCCGTACCGAGACCGGAACGTCGTTAACCCCGACTACGTCGCCTGGGCAGCCTCCACAAACAGGCAGCTCCCCACCGACTACGCAAAAACAGTGCTAAATACTCCTGCTATGACAAAGTCCATCGCGAAATACAACCGCCCCCAACCCGACCTCTCGAAGGTTTCGGACGAATGGGAGGAAGCGTACGAATGGACTATGTATCATTTCGGGCCCCACCTCCGTGGGTCCACGCTCTATGAGCGTTCGGACTGCGAGATGGCTGCCAACCAGCAAACCTCACCCGGGTACCCATGGTGCCTAGGGTCACAAACCAAAAGCGTCGCCTTTCTGGACGACGACTACAACTCTTATTTTCCACTGTACTGGGACAGTTTAGCAACTGACACCCCACACCCTACACTGTGGCAAGCCACCCTCAAAGACGAATTACGCGATGCCGACAAGCTTGCGGAGAACAAGATCCGCACCTTTACGGCCGCGTCCTTACACCACGTCATCGCATGCAATATACTGTGCCTTGACTTCAACACAAAATTTTATGATAGTAACGCATACACTTACTCCTTCGTCGCCCGACCCGGCGGCAAGTACCGTGCGGGCTACGACGAATTGTACCACTACCTCGCCGCGACCGGGACGACTGATAGCGCTCAGCGGGCGCAAAACTGCTTCGAACTGGACGAGTCTGCTTTTGATTCGAGCCTCTTTCGTTCTGCTATGTTTGGCATGCTGCGTATGCGCTTAGCGTGCCTTCACCCAGCATACAATTCACCCGACACGGTGAAGCGGCTCACAAACATTTACACTGACATTGTCGACTCTCACGTTATTCTCGACAACGGCGAGGTTTGGCAGAAGAGCACCGGTAACCCTAGCGGAAGCGCAAACACCATTGTGGACAACACGATTATCCTCTTTCGGTTATTTGCTTACGCTTGGATCCGGTTAGCTCCTCCAACCCACCGCACCTACGCATCTTTCATGCACCACGTTCGTGCCAAGCTCAACGGCGACGACAACACATACACGGTTACGACACCCGCTCTCCAATGGTTCACCCCCCGGCACATCCAGTCCGAGTGGGGCCCGCTGGGCGTCACGACGTCCTCCCCGTGTTACGAGCCTCGCCCAATTGAGCACTGCCACTTTCTCAGCCACGGCTTCGTGTGGCTACACGACATGTGGATGCCCACCCCTGACACACAACGGATACTCGCCTCAATGGCGTATGGTGCACGCGAAACGCACCCGGCGTATACACTCTTGCGCGCATATCAGCTACGCATTGAATGTTGGCCGAACCTCGAAGCCCGTAAGGAGCTCGATTCATTTATCGAGTACCTACACACCGTGCACCCCCCTCTCACATTCGCAGGTTACGTGCCCGGCACCGACGTCTCCGGCCCGGAACTTGCCAGTCTCCGCAAGTCCGATGACGAAATCTACGCACTGTACGCTTTTCAGGTTGCATTAAAGATCACGCCTGATAAGAACCACCCTATGCCGGGCGGTTCTACTGCAAAAGCAGCTCACGGGGGGAAACGCTTTAACGCCACCCCTCGTCGCGTCCAAGATGCGCACATGGACGCGAAACACTCCCACCAGCAGGTTGGTACGCACGTCTTTCGTGACGGGCGCACCAAGCCCATCGCCCAGCGCCCGCGCGCCGTCCGCGACGATAGCGTCGTCGACGCTGCCCACCGAGTACGCAATGCTAATTCGGCTTCTCGCCGTATTCAGCAACGCTCCGTGGATGATAACCTCCTTCGTCGCGACGCTAACCGACGACTGAACGGTTCAGTTGACGACATGTGGAAACAGAAGCAGCGAGAAATCGCTGCAACCCGACCCGCCGGCACTGGCGGTGGCAACCTCGGCACCCTCATTCGGGCGCTTGTTCACCACAACGGACGAGAGGGTCCGAAGGAGGCGCTCAAAATCCCATCGGCCCCGCCCAAGGCCGAAGTCCGCGAGGTGAAGGGCGACGCTATCACCGCGTCGACGGCTGCCGCCGCGACGATGAACACCAGTCCGGGCATCGCGATGTCCGGCGCTTTTTCTACGCGGGGGCCGAAGTTCCTCGAAGACGTCGGTGCTAACCACAAGCGATCGCACTGGCGGCACAGCTCCGGGCGACTTGTCACAGTCATTCAGAATGTCGAACCTGCGTTTCCGCTCATAGGAACGGCTGCTTTCGATGTTAAAGGTTACAATGTCAATCCTACTGAAGGGTGGTTGCGCTGGCTTAGCACGATCGCCCCCCAGTTTGACCAGTACTTTTTCTCACACTTCGAATTGCACTTCCGTACCGAATCAGCAGCGGCAACAAAGGGTCGCATCGGCATGAACTTTGAAACCGACCCCGACGACGCCATGCCTGTGGATCGAACCAGCTTCGAGGTCCAGCAGGGCACACACGTTTCGGCGTCCTGGCAGAACGCCGACGTCTCTTTGAAAGTACCGCTCACTATGCGCACGAAGTTCTTCTTCTGCGGTGGTGAGACTACCCCTGGCGCCAATTCCGACCGACGCCTTGTCACCCAGGCTCGCGCGCAAGTCATGACAGCCGATTGCGCCGACACCACCACCAACGGTGAGGTCTGGGTCTCGTATACCTGCCACCTGATGCAGTCCACTGTCGCGAATGCGAATTCGCCCAGTGGCACTGTCGCACCGCCGACACGCCACGCACGCTATTCTGGCCCTGGCGTTGCAGCGTCAACCTTTACTGGTACAACCGCTGCGGCGAGTTGCACCAATACCAACACGCTCTGTCAAGGCGCAAGTTCTGCAGCCATACTAAATGCTTACTTTGATGGAACATACGGTTTGGTCATTAACTTCGTCGCCCCTCTGACGCAGATAGGAGCCGGTACATGGCAGACAGTCGGTGGCACATACCATCTGAGCATCGCTTATGACTGCGATTCAAAGCTGGCAACAGGCCTCACAACCGGCGCCACAGTCTACGGCACTGCCGTGAACGACCATAGCTGGCGGTCGCCATTGTGCAACCCCGCCGTTGTGGGCGCGTCTGTTTCCTCACGTCCCAATGCCATCGGCACCTCATCATTTTTTTGGTCTCGCACCGTTGACGTGGCGCAAGGCATACCGGTGACGTTTGCTTACAACATCGACACCCCGATGCAGGTGCTTGCCGCCGCCATCGGGGGTGGCGGTTATCCCCCGGGTGCCGAGTTTATCATTCAATTCGGCGTCCCGGATCTTTCTGGCAAGATCTACGGCATGCAGTGCAGTTGCCAGCTCGTCTCTGCCATTCCCAACGCTGTTGGTTATGCCAACGGCACCTTGCGGGTTGCGCAAATGCCTGACGGCACTGTGCATGCCTTCAAGGCTTACTCACAAAACGGAGAAC